GTAATAATCAGTTTATTCACTCATGACTATCTAACACCGTTAGCAGTCTTTTTAATAATTAAATTTTATGATAATAAGTAAAGAAGCATACGAAAGTTTTTTAAAGGTAAAAGACTTAATAAAAAAGCCACAATTGAAATACACTAATGAACAATTCTTATTACTTTCAGAAGTATATGCAGAGATAACAAAAAAGCCACTTACAAAAGGGTGTGCAGGTTGTCTTGAAACAGGTTTGAAGATTTTAAACAATTGGATGAATCTATTTGAAGAAGCGACTAGATTAGCGTACGAGACTCAGGAAGTGGTTAAGAAAGAAAGAAAGCCACGTAAACCAAAAGCATAAAGCAATGGCTAAACATAAATACATAGAGACTCCAGAAAAACTATGGGAGTTGTTTAAAAGTTATGTTTTACATGAGAAACAAAACCCTATGTATAAAACAGAATACGTAGGTAAAGATGGAAGAGCAGAACTAACAGCTTTAGAAACTCCGATAACATTTGAAGGGTTTGAATGCTACTTAATGGATCAGGGAATAATTGAAGATTTAGGAGATTACTCTAAGAATAAAGATGGAAGATATTCTGAATATGCCCCTATCATTACACGTATAAGAAAAAATTGCTTTGTTCACAACTTTAAAGGTGCTTCAGTAGGTTTATTCAATCCTAATATCATAGCTAAGAAATTAGGACTATCTGAGAAAGTAGAGACACAGCAAACGATTGTGCAAAGATTCGATTTCGATGTCAACGATTAAGGGATATAAACCACATTCTAAACAAAAAGAAATACATAACTCTATAATCAATGAGGGTTATAAATATTACATTCTAAACATAGGGCGTCAATTTGGCAAAACAATGCTAGGTATTAATCAAATGTTATACTGGGCAATTAATCACAAAGGATGCAATATAGCGTGGGTTACACCTATCTACAAGCAATCAAAGAAAGTGTTTGACGAAATGGAAAAGGTTACTAAATCGAGTGGGTTGTTTGAGTATAATCGAAGTGATCTAACGATAAGTGGTTTTAATTCTCAGATACAATTTTTTTCTGGTGAACGCCCCGACAACATTCGAGGTAACACATTCGACTATCTTATAGTGGACGAAATGGCATTCACACGTCCAGAGTTATGGAGTGAGGTATTAAGTGCAACCGTATTAGTTAAGGGAAAGAAAGTAATCTTTATATCAACTCCAAAAGGTAAGAACCACTTTTATCAATTATCCTTACAACCTAACTACGATAATCGTTATAAGTACTTTCACTATTCTAGTTACGACAATCCAATGATTGATGCGGAGGATTTGGAAGAAAGGAAAAGAAGTTTACCTAAACATATCTTTGAGCAGGAATATTTAGCAAAGTTTATCGACAATGCTAGTGGACTATTTAAAAACGTTGATAGTTGCGTAATAAAAGCTGCTGAACGTACGCAAAAGTTATTTGGAGGATTAGATATAGGTAGAGCAGACGATTACACTGTACTCACTATTTTAAACAAGAATTACCAAATGGTTTATGTTCAAAGATGGCGTCAACAGGAATGGAGTAAGATAATAGATGAGGTCGCAACTAAGATACGTGAGTACAATGCTGAAATATTTGTCGAGGTGAATAATCAAGGCGATGTATTCTTTGAGATGCTACAAAACAAAGTTTACAATAACGTACAGCCTTATGTAACCACAACAGCAACTAAACCAATAATGATTGAAGATTTAGCGGTACACTTTGAAAATAAGGATATCGGTATACTGAATGAGAATTGGTTAATAGATGAATTAAACGCTTTTACTTATATTTACAATGAGAAAACTAGGCGTGTTCAATACGGTGCACCACAAGGCGTACATGATGATGGTGTAATGAGTTTGGCGTTAGCAGTACAATCAATAAAGAAAAATCAATATGGGTATTTTGAAGTATATTAATATAAAGGCACCAAAGACATTAAACGATTTAAGAATTAACCACCTTAAAGCATTGACGGATGAGAAGTACCAGAAAGCTATGGATTTGGGAACTATCATAGAATTCATATGTTTAATAACAGGAGCTAAAAGAAGCGATTTAAACAAGGTTAACATCTCCGAGCTCAGAAACATTCATGAACATTGTATAGGGTTGTTTAAAGACTTCCAACTAATTAAACCAAAAGATGAGATTTCAATCAATGGAGTTGATTATGTACTAGTCGATCCAAGTAAAGTTGGTATAGGTTGGCACATTGATATAAGTAACTCAGATCTACAAAACGATCCTAGTAGATTGGCTTCATTAATGTACATTGAAAAGGGAACTACATACGGGGAATTAGATGAAAATCTAAATATGAAGTATAGTAATCAAGAACGAGCGAAACTATTTGAAGAACATTTACCACTGCCAGACTATCTTAATCTAGTAAGTTTTTTTTTGCGACAATCAATCGAATTAATGAACAACTATACGGAAAGCAAGAAGATAAGGATAAGCCTACTAAGGGCAGTGAGAGGTTTATTTGGGAGAAACTAATTCACTACCTAAGTAAAGAATATAATCAAACGTGGGAGCAAATAGTTAAATGGAATATATTTACCTTCAATCATAGACTTAAATTTATTAACTTTACAAAACAAGAAGAAATTAAAACCATACAACGTGAACGAAGGTGACATAGCAGCAGGTTTAGATTTTGGTAGGTCAAAGGCTATTTTAGAGAATAAGTCTGATAATCCTATGACTGATCTATTGCTACAACTTACGAATGAATTAATAGCAGATTGGAGAAAGCAACTAGAAACTCCAAACTCAAAAGGTCATAAACCATACGCAACAGGTAAACTAGCGCAATCCTTAGAACCTTTAAAAATAGCCCATAGTCAAATAGCAACGACAGGAGAAAATCACTGGAAGTATATTAATTATGGTGTAAATGGTATTAAAGTAAATAGAGGCGCACCAACACATGGACGTGCGCCAAAAGGTAACCTATCATTTTACGAGGCAATATACAAGTGGATAGGAGATAAGGGAATTGTACCGAAAGAAGATGGAATAACACGTGAACAATTAGCAGGAATGATAGTTAATAGCGTACGAATGAAGGGTATTGAAGCAACTCACTTCTTTGACAAGGTACTAACTGAGCAAAGAGTTGACGAAATGGGTCAAAGAGTAAGCGACCTAGTAGGAGAAGCGATAAAAATAGTAATAAAAAAACCTAAATAATGGCTATAACGATAACACAAAGCCCACAAAAGTATACACCTAGTGACAACCCAATAGTGTTTGTATTTAAGCAACCCTTGACCGTTAGTACTAATACAAAATATAATGTTTCATTTGTTGTAAAAACTTTTATTAACGGGGCTGAAATAGGCACGTTTGAAGTATTTCCAGAGGTTGTTAGTTCAGATCACTTTGGTAAAATAGATTTAAGTGATAAAATAAAGGCTTATATTCCTAATCATTCTATTTATTCGGGTCTAAATTTTGTTTATGATCCTCAGAATTATGCAGTGGTTAATATTGTTGTGCATGAAAAGTATTCAACTAATCCAAACGTAGTAGCAACAACCCAAGTAAGCGGAACGACTAGTATAAATGTATTTGCGTTTAAAGGGTCGTTGAGTCGATCTGAGTTTAAAAGTTGGGATTACACACCATTTAAAAAGGGAAGTTTCGCAAAGAGATTTTTAACAACAAAGGAATATATTACAAGCGGTGGAGCGGTTATTTATTCAGCTACTGAAAAGAAAGGAGGTACAACAATATTATCATGGTTAGATAATAGCGACTTAGATACACCTTCCACTTATGAAGTGATTTTCGAGTATTTACTTCCTAGTGGAAACTTTACACAAATAACAAGCTTTGACAGCTTTTCACAGGGTGGAGTTGGTGCATTAAGATTTAATCTAAATGAACAGTTAGACTTAACTAATATAACACAATCAACATATGATAATTGTACAGGTGTAAATATATCTATTAAAACAATTCTAGGAGCTTCTTTAATGGGGGTGTATAGTATAACATTTTCAGATGTTTGTTTTGATAAGGGAGCGAATTTAATTTGGTTAAATAAATACGGGTCATATGATAATTACAGATTTACATACAACTCACGTATCTCAGCTAAAATAGAAAGTAAATCATTTAGTAAAATGCAAGGTGAATGGAGTGGTAATACATACGAGGTAAATAATAATACGTTTGGAAAGATCGACTATTTAAAGACTATTACTAAGCAATTAGAACTATCCTCTGACTGGTTAACTGAATCACAACAAGCTTATGTAGTTAATTTATACGAAAGTCCTTTGGTGTATTTAAACGAAAGTACTGACGTGGAAAATATAGTGATTACAAATTCAGCTTATCAATTAAAACAAAGCGAACATGATGAACTATTTAACGAGATCGTAAATATTGAGTTCACCGATAAAAAATCTATTACGCTATGAATAGTAAACTAATAGTAAACGGGTACGAATTAGATCTTTCGGAAAATATTGCAGTACCTTTGAATTTGTCAATCACTGATATTAAAGAACCTGAGAAGCGTAAACGTTCATTCTCTAAGACTTTAACGTTAGAAGGTACTAGTAATAACATGGCTTTCTTTCTTTCAGCTTATTCCTTAGACATAAACATTGAAGAAAGTACAAACATTCAATTCACGCCGAATTTACGTTACGATTGTGAATTTTTTAAGAATGATTTAAGGGTATTTAAGGGTAAATTCAAACTGAATGAAGTAAAGGTATTAAATAATAACTATTCTTTTGATTGTAATCTAATCAGTGAAACTGTAGATATTTTTACTAAGTTAAAAGATAAGAAGTTGAATGAGTTGGACTGGTCTGAATACGATCACAACCTAACAAGGACTAACGTAATTAAGTCATGGAGCGAAGGAATTAAACTAAACGGTGTCGATAATAGAAATTTTGGATCTGACACTAGAGGGTATCAACCTAAATCATACGGTTATATTTACCCACTTGTGGACTATGGATATAATATGGTCGGTAATTCACCTTTAAATTTTAGAATCAATCAACTATATCCATTCATTTACGTTAAAGAAGCTATTAAGAAAACTTTAGACTTTGCACTTGAGGGAACGAATATAGAAGTAGATTATACAACTGATTTCTTTACCAACGTCAATATGCAAAAACTTATTTATGGTTTTGGCGGTGGTGAGCAATTAAAACTAAACGACAATCAAATAAACGACGCAATAGTTTCTGTAAGTGACGCAACCAAAAACGAGGTTATTTTTGGAGTTAGTAATGGATTTGGAAGGATATATAACTTAATAAAAGATTTTAATTATACTGTATTCACTCAGGATAATAACACTATAAACAAGCCAACAGGTCAAGTGCTTTTTAACGTGCCTAGTGTTTATACATTAAACTTTTCAAGTGATGTACAATTATTTTACTCTGGTTCGGGTAACAATCAATCAACAATAGACAATACAGTTACAGTATATGTGGATGGTGTATCAACTTATGTTTATAAATGGAAACAAAATTTCGGAGCGAAAAGCATTTCTTTCACTACTGATTTAAATTTAAAAGCTGGTCAAAAGGTTTATTTAGAATTTCAGATAAATGCAAGGGTGGCTGTAACGGGTGTGACTCCAAGCTTTTCATTATCGGTAAGTAATACAGATTTTACATTTACAGCAAGTAAAAATGTAGCTCTAACAGATAATTCACCTATCTCATTAAATGCAACTATTCCAGATATTAAATGTAGTGAGTTCTTTAAAGGTATTTTAAACCTTTTTTACGCTTACATGAGTGATCCGATATACAATCCTGTTACAAATAAGTCAACTATTTACATAGATTCATTCATAAATTACTACGAGCCACAAGAAAACTACGATAATTGGACGGATTTAATAGACGAAAGTAAAGAGATTACAATACAATCTAATTCACTTATTGAGGGTAACATATACCAATACACGTTTAGTGAGGAGAAAGACGTTCTAAACGCTAAATAGAGAGCTTGTAGGTATTGGATACGGTGAAAAACAACTAGAAATTGAAACATGGATGAATGGAGTTGTTAAATTTGAACTACCTTTTAACACTTACGTACCTTATAAAATAGAAAACAGTCAATTAATTTACCCTATCGTTAAGGATCAAACAACCGATAGTAATAATGTAACAACTTCTAAGCCTTACAAAGGTAAAGGAATGCTAACATTTTACAATGGTTTACGTAGTGGTGTGGTAAATATTTATAACGCTGAAGGAAGTGCAACGGGGGATTGGCAAATTAAATATGATTTTCCTATGATTCATCACTTGAGGTTTAAAGATAACCTTACAAACTTCTATACGTTCGAACCCCTTTTCGATTTACATTTTGCACCTCGTAACGCAACGTTTGACGGTATTAAATTAGTCCCAGATGTAAACATATTTACAAAATATCATGATAAATTCGTGAATGAAATAACATCAAAGAATTCTAAATTAGTATCTTTATACCTGAAACTTTCATACAAAGATATTAACGAATTAGACTTTGCAAAATTGAAAATGATTGACGGCGTACTATACAGATTGAACACTATCAAAGATTTTGATTCTGATGCTTATGGAACTACGGAGGTTGAACTAATTAAATATCTAGGTTAATGGCAATAGTTAACGTAAAACAATTTGAGGACTACATTCTGCAGGCGTGGGATGTTCCCGTTACAGATAATTGGTACAATGGAAGTTATATAGAAGTCAATTCTAACGACACCGCTACAGGTGAATTTAATACTCAGTTAATTGTTGACACTCAAGGCTCCGGAACGTATGCCGCTAGCATTTGTAGTAATGCAACGGATGGAGGAAAAACAGATTGGTACCTACCAAGTACGGATGAACTAGTAGCCTTCTTCAATGCTGGTTATACACAAGCCAACACGGCTTGGAGTTCTACAGAAATAGATGGTACTGATGCTTATGTAGTAGACTTGGACACGGGGGATGTTATAGCCTTAGATAAGAATAGCAATTCACTAGTATTCAAGTTCAGAAAAGAATACACAACTAGCTACGTTACGATTGACAGGATGAACGTACAAAGCAAAAATGCCCCTGTATTAAGCGGAGGTGTAAACAATGCAGATGAAGATGTTTATAAAATGTTAGGGGGAATAAATGGAATATCTAAAAATTCAAATATATTGAGCAATGAGTGATGAAACAAGAAGGATAATAATTAAAAAAGGTACAGGAGTTCCAACGATTCCAACAAGCCCCGACCATAGAGATGGTAGTTGGTTAGCAACTGATATTTATGAAGGTGAGTTTTATATGAATACAACAACAGGTATATTATACCAACGTTCAGAAGCTGGTATTTTAAGTTTACAAGCTTCAAGTGGTACAGGTGATGAATTTGTTTTTGTAGGTACAAAGGTTGATTTTCCAGAAGCGGTCGCAGGTGTTATAACGTTAGCTAATGATGTTACCTATTATATAACAGGTTTAGTTGACTTAACAGGTGATAGAATTGTAGCAGGTCAAAACACAACAATTTTAGGAGCGAGTTCAGAGAATTGCATTCTTAAATCAACAGGTTTAAGTTCATCTACTGCATTGATAACTTCGGTTTATTCGTTGCCAATGAGAAATATAACGATAACACATGGTACTGCTTTAAATTTGGACGGGGATGCGACAACAACCGCCCTAGATTGGTTTGGTGTAAACTTTACCGATTGTGCAACTGTAGGAACTATTAAGGATTACACAAACTTTGTAATGAGCGACTCGGCTTTTTTAAATAGTGGGAACCTAACATTTGACGGAACAATAGGAACTATAGCAACAAGTAACTGTTTATTCGATTGTGCAAGCGGTTCTACTGCATTAATATTTCCAAGTACGTTGAATGTAACAAGAAGGATAAGAGTTATTTATTCATCTTTCGTCGTGTTGAGTGGTGAAACAGGAATAAACCTAAATGCAAGTGCAACTGTATCGAGTGAACGTTATATTTTAGATACTGTTAACTTTTCTGGTGGTGGTACTTATTTGGCTGGTGTAACATATACGGATAACAAGGCTTTATTTGTCAATTGCGTTGGTATTACAAACACTTCTACAAAGGGGTTTATGTATATGTTAAATAACGCTACAGATACAACTATCGGAGTTTCTAACGTTAACGTATGGGTAAAAGCAAGCGGAACGACTACGAGTGGAACGAACTCAAAGTTTACACATACAACTAATAGACTAACGTACAACGGAGCTTTTACAAACTCTTTTTTAGTTACGATTAACGCAACTGTAAGGAGTGCAACTTCAAATCAATCTATTTCAATTGGAGTCGCTAAGAATGGAACTATAATAGCAGAAAGTGAGGGTATAATTAGAACAGCAACCTCAAACGTTGAACATGGTGGAAGTACTCAAGCGGTTCTTGAAATGGTAGCAAATGATTATATAGAATTATTTGTTAGAAACACAGGATCAACAGATGTGAGGGTAACAGATTTTAACTTTAACGTTGTAAAAATACCGGTATAATGGCACAGGAAGAAATAATATTTAAAGTAGGAGTTGACACAGGCGATTCAGTTCAAGACGTTAACAAAGTAGGTGATGCAATTGAGAACGTAGGTAAGGACGCAAAGAAAACAGATGGGTCGTTTGTAAACTTACGTAAAGAATTAAAACAACTTACCATTCAATTACAAAACTTAGATCCTGCATCAAAAGAGTTTGAAACAGTTGCAAGACGTGCTGGTCAAATTAAAGAACAAATGCGTGGAGTTGCGGATGCTATTAACGACGCAGATCCTGAGAAGTTTGGTGGTAAATTCCAACGTACAGCGGAGGGAATTGCTGGAGCTTTTTCAGCAGTAACAGGCGCACAAGCCTTATTCGGTCAACAGTCGGAAGAAATCGAAAAGCAAATGTTAAAAGTTCAGGGAGCTATTGCCTTAACTCAGGGTATTAGTGCAATGAAAGAACTTAAAAACGACGCTACAGACTTAGCGATGTCTATCAAAGGGACGGTTGTAAATGCTTTTAAATCGTTAACCACTGCTGAAATGATTAATGCAACTGAAACAGGATCATTAACACTACTTCAAAAAGGTTATGCAATTGCTGTAGGTACTTCTACGGGTGCAATGAAAGCTTTTAGAATTGCTTTAGCAGCAACTGGAATAGGTTTACTAGTTGTGGCATTAGGGTTTCTAGTTGAAAAAATGATAAGTTACATGAGTTCAACAGATGACGCTACAAAGGCACAGGATAGGCTAACCGCTTCTGCTAAAAGATTCAATGCAGAGCGTGATCGAATGAATAAAAGACTGAATGATTCTATTGAATTTGAAAAGAATTACGCAAAGGCTGTAGGAGCTAGCGAGGAAAAGATTTATGAGATTGAAAAAAACAGTTTCAAAAAACGTGAAGCCCAAAGAGAAAGTGATTATTGGGCTAACCTTCAAAGAATTTCAACTTTAAGAGAAAAAAAGAAAAATGCTTTGAATGCTGAAAACATGGACTTAGTTAAGTCAATCAATGAAGAAATCACAAATATAAAAGTAAAAAACAACGAATTAATAGATTTAAAATATCAACTACAAAGGGAGGAAAAGGTATTAACAGCACAGCACAACACTGATTTACAGAGCAAACAAAACGAGGCTAATAAAGAGGCTTTAGCAAAACAAAAAGAAGCTAATCAAAAAAATAAAGAGCAACGAGAAAAAGATTTACAAGAACGTTTGAACTTACAGCGTAAACTAGAAGATTTAACAGTTGCCAATATTGACGATGCAAACACACGGGACATAATGACTTTAAAATTAAAGCATGACCGTGAACGTGAGGAGTTAGTAAAACAGTACGAAGGAAAAAAGAATTTAAAGGAAAAGTATGACGCTTTAATGTTAGAGTTGGACATTCAACAAAAGAACGAACAAAAGAAACTAGAGGAAGAGCAAAAGAAAGCTAAGGAGGAAGAGGAAAAGGCAAAGCAAGAAAAAGAAAACACAAGTAAAAAAGCACAATTAGAAGCTGAGATAATTAGAGCTGAAGAGGATTTTAACCTTAAACAACAAAAAAGAATTGAATTAGAGAATTTAGATTATGAACAACAAAAAGCTAACAAAGAACTAACAG